TGTGGCGGGTATGGCGGGCTGTCACCCGGCGACGGCGAAAAGGCGGTTCGAGCGGGCTATTTTAGAGCTGTGGTACAAGATGTAGTATTAAGTGTTGACGATGCACACTAAATGTGGGTATTTTTTTGTATGGTGGCGTTCTGACGCCAATCACCCGCTTCGGCGGGTTTTTTTATGGGTGGATGATGACCAAGCGGTTCAAGGTCACGAAGTCGAAGATGCAGGAGGTTTGCGACGAACTTGCGAAGGGCAAGTCGCTGCGGTCCGTGTGTGACAAGGGCGAGAACATGCCGCACTGGGTCACCGTGCTGAAGGCGGTGCAGCGTGATGAAGACCTGTTTGATATGTACAGCCGGGCGAGAGCGATCGGCGCCGAGGTTCTGAGCGACGAAATGCATGACCTGGCGGCGTCTCCGCTGCCAACTGACATGGACCCTCGATACATGAACGCCGAGGTGCAGCGTCGTCGGCTTGAGGTTGACACCAAGAAGTGGACGTTTGCGAAGATGCAGCCCCGTGGCGTGCGTCATAAGAAGGAAGACATCGAGCAGCAGAACGGTCCGGTGACGCTGGTGTGGGGAGCCGTGCCGGATGAGCAGGAGCAAGGCAAGACCGAGCCAGCGGAGGTAGTGAAGCTGGTCAGCGATGGTGGTGAAAACACCCGTTAGCGTTAGAGTCTGACGTTGCTATCAATACGCGCGTGACCCCCCCCAAATCTTTTTTTATTTTATTTTTCTGATACATAATCCGAAGGTCAGCTCAATGATATCAATGGGTTAGCGGTCATTCGTTCGGATATGCTGCCAGAAAGGTGTGCCGATAGGTGCGAATTTCCTAGCGACCCCCCCCCACCCCCCAAGCAAATCGGGCGCCGTTCCATAGTACATAATACGTCCACAACTGAGGCTCATCGTGGCTAAGACTAAGTCAGCTCCACCCCCTGTACGCATCAGGAAAAAGACGTGCATCGGCAACTCGGTGCGCTCTCGTCTCACCCGGCGCGGAAACACACGGAAGCGATATAGAGGTCAGGGCAAGTGAAGACACCCGCATGGCAGCGCAAGGCCGGCAAGAATCCGAAAGGCGGCTTAAACGCCAAAGGCCGCGCCAGCTACAAGGGCGGCACGCTCAAGCCGCCGGTCAAGAAAGGCGACAATCCTCGCCGCGCCAGTTTCCTAGCCCGTATGGGCAACATGAAGGGACCAGAGCGCGATGCGAAGGGACGCCCCACGCGTCTCTCTCTTTCTCTCCGCGCGTGGGGCGCTTCATCCAAAGCCGACGCAAAGAGCAAAGCGGCGGCAATCAGCAAACGAAACAAGGCGAAAAAAGCATGAGCCTCTACGCAAACATGAACAAGCGCAAAGCCGCTGGCACCAGCCGATCGAAGAAGAAGTCTACGGTCAGCCCAAAAGCCTACGCCGACATGAAGGCGGGCTTCCCTAAGAAGAAAAAGAAGTCTGTGATGGGCCGCGGCTAATGCACTACTCCGCCTACTGCGTCCCCGACATGGAGGGCAAGGTAGGCTTGTGCGTGATGCTGGAAGGCTTTGACACCCAAGAGGCAGCTGAATGGTTTCTGCGACAGCTTATGGAGCCGTTTGAGGGCTGGGAAGAGTCCGCCGGCGAGCTTGTGCATTGAAGACGATACAGATCGATTACACGCCGCGCCCGTTGCAGCAGGAACTGCACCAGATGCTGGACAAGAACCGCTTCAACGTGCTGGTCATGCACCGCCGGTTCGGCAAGACGGTCTGTGCGATCAATCATCTGCTCAAGCGCGCGATTGAAGAGCAGAAGCCCAACCCGCGGCTGGCGTACATAGCGCCGACGTATCGGCAGGCAAAGAACGTCGCATGGGACTATCTCAAGCAGTTTAGCGGAAAGATCCCCGGCACGAAGTACCATGAGACGGAACTGCGCTGCGACCTGCCTAACGGCGCCAGGATAAGCCTGCTGGGATCAGAAAACCCGTCCAGCCTGCGAGGCATCTACCTCGACTTCGCTGTCATGGACGAGGTCGCGGATATGCCGGAGAGCATCTTTCCCGAGGTCATCCGGCCGGCACTGTCCGATCGTAAGGGCGGCTGCACGTTTATAGGGACGCCGCAGGGCCATAATTACTTTCACGATCTCTGGGAGGCCGCCGCCGCTACCGATGGCTGGGAGCGGAAGATGTACAAGGCATCTGAAACGCAACTGCTCGATGCGGAAGAACTGGAAGCCGCACGCGCGACCATGACCGAAGACCAGTACAATCAGGAGTTTGAGTGTTCCTGGGTCGCGAACGTGCCAGGCAGCGTATACGGCAAGGAGCTGCAGGAGTCTGACGACGCCGGCAGAATTACCAATGTCCCGCACCAGAAGGATATCAAGGTCGATACCCATTGGGATATCGGGATGCACGACTACACGGCGATCTGGCTGACACAGTCCCTGCCGGGTGGCCGCGTCAACGTGATCGATTTCTACCAGAACCAGGGCGAGGGATTACCGCACTATGTTCGGACGCTACATGAAAAGGGCCATGTCTATGGCACGCACTACGGGCCTCACGATCTGGAAGTCCGTGAAATGGGTACTGGCAAAAGCCGCCGCGAAGCTGCGTACAACCTTGGCCTCAATTTTAGAGTGGTTCCGCGACTGCCTGTCGAAGATGGCATCCATGCTTCGCGGCTCTTGATACCGCGCTGCTACTTCGATCGCGACAACTGCCGCGATGGTCTGGAAGCACTGCGCCATTACCACCGCGCTTATTCAGAGAAAACGAGACAATTCCGTGATCAGCCCGTGCATGACTGGTCAAGCCACGCCGCTGATGCGTTCCGCACCGCGGCGATCGGACTTCAAACACAACGATTGACCGATGGCACACCACCGCAGCGAGACGCGGAGATGGCCTACAACCCTTATGAATATGGAGCAGCTTGATGGGATTTTTAGCATCCAAACCGCCCAGCCCGCCACCGCCCCCGCCGATTCCGCCGGTCCCGCCGGACCCGCCTATCAAGCCGAAGGACACCAAGGAAACCGAGCGCGTGGAAAACCAGGCACGGCGCAAGCGTGGTCTGCGCCAGGCTAACGTCACGGGCGGCTTGGGTCTGACGACCGAAGCGCCGACCACCAAGAAGACACTGCTGGGACAGTAATATGGATGATCCGCGCGCAACCGGGCTGCTGAAGCGATACCGCACGCTGCAAACGAACCGCAGCCACTGGGAATCGCACTGGCAGGAGCTGGGCGATTACATATGCCCACGCAAGGCCGACATCACGAAGAAGCGCACAGGTGGCGACAAGCGCACCGAATTGCTCTTTGACGGCACGGCGGTCCACGCCGCCGAGCTGATGTCTGCATCTCTGCACGGTATGCTGACCAACGCGGCGACTCCGTGGTTCGATCTGCGGTACGAGAACAACGAGCTGAACGCTGACGACGAGGCGAAGGAATGGCTCGAAGGCGCGACCGATGTGATGTACCAGCACCTGGCGCGGTCAAACTTCCAAGAGCAGATTCACGAACTTTACTCTGACCTGGTGACGTTTGGCACCGCGGTCATCTTTATTGAAAACGACGACGACGATGGTTTCCGTTTCAGCACCCGGCACATCGCCGAGGTGTATGTATCGGAGAACGAACAGGGGCGTGTCGATACGGTCTTTCGCAAGTACAAGACCACGGCGCGCGCCGCCGTGCGGCAGTTTGGTGAGCAACAGGTCACGCAACGCATATCCAAGCTGAACACAGATGATCCTTACGCAGAGATCGAGCTGCTGCACGTCGTCATGCCGCGCGAAGAACGCGACCGGCGCAAGAAGAACGCGAAGAACAAACCGTTCGCCAGCGTTTACATCGACCCCGATGAGAAGATGGTCATCGGCGAAAGCGGATACGACGAGTTTCCGTATTGTGTACCGCGGTTCTTAAAGGCCAGCTTTGAGATTGGATACGGCCGATCGCCGGCAATGACGGCGCTGCCCGACACGAAGATGGTCAACAAGATGTCCGAGGTGGTGATCCGTGCCGCCCAGTTGCAGATCCACCCGCCGCTCATGGTGCCGGACGATGGCTTCATGCTGCCGGTGCGTACCACGCCGGGCGGTCTGAACTTCTATCGATCGGGTACGCGCGATCGCATCGAGCCGCTGAACATCGGCGCCAACAACCCTCTGGGCGAAATGCAGTTGGATCAGCGCCGACAGGCTATTCGATCGGCGTTCTACGTTGATCAGCTTATACTTGGCACCGGGCCGCAAATGACTGCGACCGAGGTCGTCCAACGCACCGAAGAAAAGATGCGGCTCTTAGGCCCAGTGCTGGGACGCCTGCAGGCAGAGCTGCTACAGCCACTGATCGGTCGCTGCTTTGCCATACTGTCACGTCAAAAGAAATTCGCACCGGCGCCGCCGATGCTGCAGGACGGCAACATCGACATCGAATACGTCTCGCCTCTGGCGAAGGCACAGCGCAGCGGTGACATCCAGGGCATCCTGCAGATGATCGAGTTCCTGATGCCGCTCATGCAGCTTGACCAGGGCGTGGCCGACTATTTGGACATGGACGGCCTTGCCAAGCACATCATCAAGGTCACCGGCACGCCGGCGACTGTGGTGCGTGGTGAGGGCGAAGTATCAGGCATTCGCGAGAACCGTGCCGCTGCCATGCAGCAACAGCAGGAAATGATGGCCGCACAGCAGATGGCGAGTGCGGCAGGTGATGCGGCCCCGGCGCTGCGTGCTGTTGATGAAACAGAGATCGGTCAGGAACTGATTGAAGGCGCCGCATGACGCCGAAAGAGCTGAAAGAAACCTACCGATCAGTATTGATGAGCGAGGACGGCGAGAAGGTCATGGAAGACCTGGGCGCACGTTTCGGACTCTGGAAATCGAGCTTTACGCCAAACTCGGACGAGACGGCGTTTAGAGAGGGCCAGCGCGATGTCGTGCTGTTCCTGACCAACATCATTAAGGATCAACCACCAAAGGAGTAATCACATATGTCCGACGAACAGGTAGCGGAAGCTCCGGCAGATGCCGGGGAGGCACCGTCTGGGAGTGACGACTGGCTGGCATCACTGCCCCCCGAAATAGCAAGCGACCCTTCACTGCAGCATATCGGCAGTGTCGAGGGCATGGCTAAAAGTTACATCAACGCGCAGAAAATGGTCGGATCGGAGAAGCTCGCGATACCCGGCAACTGGGCGACCGATGAAGACTGGGATCTGGTTTACAACAAACTGGGCAGACCGCAGGAAGCCGGCGATTACGATATAGGTGAAATGGAAGGCGACATGGCGGACTGGTTCCGCGATGCCGCACATCAATCAGGACTGTCCGATCGGCAGGCCGCGAAGCTCGCAGAAGCGTATGGCGATTTTGCCGGCCAGGCGACGGTCATGTCTGAAGAGGCGATGGAAACACGCCGATCAGAAGTAGAGACAGAGCTACGAAAAGAGTTCGGCGGCGAGTTTGACGACAAGATGTCCCGCGCAAACGAGCTGCTCAAAGAGTTCGACGCACCGGACCTGACAGAGATACAGCTCGCAGACGGCAGCCTGCTGGGCGACAACCCCGAGCTGGTCAAGCTGATGGTCAATATCAGCGACTATGTTGCCGAGCAGATCAGCGAGGACGGCCTGGCAGGCAGGGATAGCCGACCCGGCATTACCGACGAAGACCTGCAGGCGCGTATGTCTGAGATGACGGCGAAGAACTCGCCTTACTGGGAAAAGCACCACCCCGAGCATGACCGCGTGGTCAATGAGGTGCTGAGATTACGGGAGCAGATGCATGGAGAATGATGCTCTGCGCCTCGAATGTTTGCGCCTTGCCGTACAGTTCGGCAGTGCGCGCACGATAAACGACCCTGTCGATCTCGCTGAGAGATACTTCAGTTTCGTGAAACCCGCGGATAAGTCTAAGTCGGCCCCGCGGCGCAAGCCTGTGAGTAAGGCGGATCAGTCGGCCTAACCGACAGTGAGCCAGGCGCGAGCCTGATAACCCACGCATACATTCCAACCACAACTGTAGGAGCATTGAGTCATGAGTACTCAAGTGAATACGGCGTTTGTGAACCAATTCAGTTCCAACGTCGCTATGCTCTCGCAGCAGATGGGAAGTCTGTTGCGAGGAGCCGTTGATACGGAAAGTGTCACCGGCGAAAAAGCCTTCTTCGACCAAGTCGGAGAAGCAGCCGCAGTAGCGCGGTCGTCAAGACACGGGGATACCCCCCTCGTCGAGACGCCACACTCTCGGCGTATGGTCAGCCTAACCACTTACGAATGGGCTGACTTGATTGACGATGCTGACAAGGTTCGTATGTTGATCGACCCGACGTCCTCGTATGCCCGTGCGGCTGCGGCGGCGATAGGTCGTGCGATGGACGACACCATCATCAGCGCACTTGGTGGAACCGCGAAGACCGGCAAGGAAGGAACGACCTCTACGGCGTTCCCAAGCGGCCAGAAAATCGCACATGGTTCTGCCGGCCTAACGGTTGCCAAGCTGGTATCCGCGAAAAAGCTGCTCGACGCCCAAAGCGTTGATCCATCTATTCCGCGTTATATCGTTGTCAGCCCCGAGCAGATCGAAGACCTGCTCAACACGACCTCTGTAACTTCAAGTGATTTCAATACGGTAAACACTTTGCCTATCTGATCGGCGACGGTCAGACGAAAACTGCTCAAATTCGGGGAAGGCTTTAAAATGCTAATCCCGAGCCAAGCCGCGAAAGCGGAAGGTGTAGAGACTTGACGGGCAGCATCTCATCGAGATGAAGAGAAAGTCCAGCGCACGAACAGCAAAAGCTGGCGGCGAAAGCCGAAGTGTGACGGAAGGCACTTGTACAGGGTGACATCGACACGTTTGTCGGTTTCAAGTTCATCACTTCTAATCGTCTGTCAGACGATGGCACTTCTCGCCTTTGCTACGCATGGGCGCAGGATGGCTGCAAGCTGGCAATCGGCAAAGATGTGATGGCTCGCATCGATGAACGCAGCGACAAGTCTTATTCCACGCAAGTTTACTACTGCGCCACGTTCGGTAGCACTAGGATGCAGGAAGACATGGTCGTTGAAATTGCGTGCAACGAGTAAGGGGAGGAGATAGTCATGGGTACTAAAAACTCCGATATCGTTACAGCGTTTGAGGCAGATCCTCCGACACTGAGCGCAAGCCAGGATCTACATGGCGTAGTGCGTGTAGCCGCTGGCACCATCGAACTTGCAGCCGGGGACTCTGACGATGATGACATTGTCATGCTCGCTCAGATTCCTGCCCACGCGAACATCACCCAGCTCTTCATTGGGTCTGATACGCTTGGCGGAAGCTGCACGTTCAACGTAGGCATCTACACCACGGCCGGCGTAGTTAAAGACGAAGACGTCTTTGCTTCTGCCGTTGCCGATGCTGCAGCGATGGCCGATGTCCGGTTTGAAGCCGCGAACATCGACACTGCTGGTAAGCGGGTGTGGGAACTTGCTGGGGATTCAGTCAATCCCGGTGGGTACTACTACATCGCTGCCACTATGGCAGCGGCTGGCGGAACGGCGGGAACGATGAGTTTCCTGATCCACTACGTCATCGACTAATTGGGTGGGGGGGCTTCGGCCCCCCTTCTCTTTTTCAAGGATTCAAAATGGCCTCGAACGTGGATATCTGTAACTCGGCGCTGAATATGATCGGCGCGAGTAATATCATCTCGCTGACAGAAGACAGCCGCGCTGCGCGTGTCTGCAACCAGCGTTACGAGTTTGTCCGCGACTCCGTATTTAGAGCGCACCCGTGGAACTGCCTAGTCACGCGCACTAGCTTGGCTGCTGACAGCGACACGCCTGCGTTCGAGTTTGATCATCAGCACACACTGCCTGCTGATTGCCTGCGCGTTCTACGCCCAGAAAACCCTGACACGGTCTTCCGCGTTGAGGGCCGAAAGATTATATCCAGCACGACACCATTCAAAATGATCTACGTCGCGCGCGTCACTGACCCCAACGAATACGACTTGCTGCTGATTGAGTCGATTGCCGCGCGTCTGGCCGCAGATATCAGTTACGCGCTGATCAATAGCGCCAGCCTGTCGCAGATGCTGATGGCGACTTACGACACGAAACTGTCTGAAGCCCGCTTCGTTGATGCGACCGAAGGCACGCCTGCGAACACGGTCAACATCGATCGCGCGGCGTATACCGAGTCTGATGTATTCATCTCTTCGAGGTTCTAGTGGCTAAAGTTTCTAAAGCCTTTAGCAACTTTACTGCTGGCGAGATCACGCCAAAGCTGTACGGTCGCACCGACATATCGAAGTATGACAATGGTGCCGAGACGGTCGAGAACTTTCTGGTGCAGCCGCATGGTGGTGTTCACCGCCGCCCTGGCACGCGGTTTATATCGGAAGTGAAAGGCAGCGCCAACGCGGTGCGGCTGATTCCTTTCGAGTTCAACGTCGAGCAAGCCTACGTTCTGGAGTTCGGCCCGACTTACTTCCGCATCTACAAGGACGGAGGTCAGGTAACATCCAGCGGTTCAGCGGTTGAGGTCACGACGGTCTACGCAGCGGCGGACCTAGCAGGGCTGAAGTTTGCACAGGCGGCGGACGTTATGTACGTCGTTTCGGCAAACCACCCGATCTATAAAATCACCCGCACCAGCCACACTGCGTGGACGATTACCGAAGTGACGACCGCGCGCGGCCCGTTTCTTGATCAGAATATAACAACGACCACGCTGACACCGGACAGCCGAGATGGCACCATCCGCCTGACCGCGAGCGCCGATTTGTGGACCGCCGACGATGTCGGTCGCCTGGTAAAGATTGAAGACGGGTTTGTGAAGATCACGTCGCGGTCGTCTGCGACCGTAGTAGACGGTACAGCGCAGGAGCTGGAAGACGGTCGATCGGAAATACTGCCCAGCTACGTCGCGGCGACAATTTCATTTCACGAAGGCGATCCTGACGCTACCGGGCTGGAACACAACGACCGCATTGAGGACACCGCAGGGGAGTTCATTGACCAAGGTTTCAAAGTCGGCCAGACGATTATCATCAGCGGCTCGACGTCAAACAATACGACCGACGGCCACCTGATCGTTGATGTGATCGACACCGTCATCACATTGGCACCGGGTGCTGATCTGGCAGCAGAAGCAGCCGACAGCGGCCACACACTGCAGGGCAAGCTAGTTGCAACCGACAAGTGGTCGCTGGGTGCGTTCAGTAAGGCGACCGGATACCCGCGCGCAGTGGCGTTTTACGAACAGCGCCTTGTGTTTGCCGGCACCGACTCGCAGCCGCAGACGCTGTTCTTTTCTCAGGGTGGCGACTTCGAGAACTTTGAGAGTGGCGTGAATGCCGACGACGGCATGGTGTACACAATCGGCTCTACGATGGTCAACGTCATCAGGTTCCTTGCGTCTACGCGAAATCTGATCGTTGGAACATCTTCGGGCGAGTTTGTGGTTCGCGCGTCAGGAGCGGACGAAGCAATCACCCCGACCAACATACAGATCAAGCAGCAAACGTCGCACGGCGCCGCTGACATCACGCCGATGCAGGCAGGCAACGCGATTCTGTTTGTGCAGCGCGCAAAGCGAAAAGTTCTGGAGCTGCAGTTTAATTTTGACGTCGATGGCTACGTTGCGCCTGACGTCGCCTTGATTTCGGAGCATATCACCGAAAACGGTCTGGACGAGCTGGCCTACCAACAGGAGCCGGACAGCATCCTGTGGACACTCCGCGGCGATGGTCAGCTTGCCTGCATGACTTACAAGCGCGAAGAGCAGGTCATCGGCTGGTCGCGTCAGATTATCGGCGGCGCGTTTGGTACAGGTGACGCGGTCGTGGAAAGCATTGCCACGATCCCTGGCGATCTAAACGAAGATCAGGTTTGGGTTGTGGTCAAGCGCACAATAGGCGGTGCGACCAAAAGATATATAGAATATATGCGCGACTTTGATTTTGGCACCGACGTCAACAACGCGATCTTCGTGGACAGCTCGCTGACCTTTACAGGCGCGACCAGCACGCTGGCGGGCGCCGAGGCGGCGGACCAGACGACAATCACGCTCGCAGATGCGTCCTCGTTTCCCAGTTCCGGCGCAATCAAGATTGGCACCGAGGTGATCACCTACAGCGGCAAAAGCACGAACGACTTGACGGGCTGCGTCCGCGGGGTCGTTGGCGCTGCAGCGGCGCACAGCTCGGGCGCAACGGTCACGCAGGCTACTCTGTCTCTGTCTGGTCTAAGCCATCTCGAAGGCCAGACGGTCAGCATACTGGGCGATGGATCTGTACACCCTGACAAGACAGTATCAAGCGGCGCGGTCACCCTGGAGCGGTACGTCACCAAGGCGCACGCAGGGCTGTCATACAACTCGACACTGCGGACACTGCGCGTCGATGCCGGCAGCGCGATGGGGACCAGCCAGGGCAAGATCAAGCGCATTAACGAGCTGACGGTGCGGCTGTATCGATCTGTCGGCTTGAAGGTTGGCCGCGATGCAAACAACCTGGACATCGTGCCTTTCCGATCGTCGGCGGCATCGATGAACGCGCCGATCGCGCTGTACACCGGCGACAAGGAAATCGAGCTGAACGGCAACTACGACACGGACGGCCAGCTCACGATCCGACAGGACCAGCCGCTGCCGATGAATATTCTCGCCGTCTACGCAACGCTGAGTACCTTCGATCAGTGAGGCTTATTCCGTTTGAGATCGCGCACGGTGAGGCGCTGCTTGAGGCTGATTTAAACGACGACCGCAACCGCCCAGCACCGGAGTTCGGCAACTTTATGCCGACGATGGTTCGTGAGGGCATGGCGTTCACCGCAATAGATAACGGCTATCTGATAGCCGCTGCCGGTATTTTCCCGATCTGGAAAGGCGTCGGCGAGGCTTGGTTTTTGGGGGCCAGCCGGGTCGGTCGGCATCAGATTCGTATAGGAAAGCTAGTTCGGAAGGGACTGCTGCGAGTTGCTGAAGAGCAAGGGTTGTGGCGAGTACAAGCCGTAATGCGTAGCGATTGGCCCGAGCTTGAACGCTGGGCGAAATTTCTCGGCATGGAACACGAAGGCACCATGCGTCAGTACGGCGCAAACAAATTAGATTACGAAAGGTACGCACGGTTATGGCAATAGGAATGTTGGCCGTTGGCACCGCGATAAGTGCCTACGGCCAGATGCAAACCGCGAAGGGCATGAAGGCAGCAGGCAATGCCGCGATGCAGACGGCAGAGTTTAATAAAGGCGTCCGCGACCGAAATGCGCGGGTATCTGATCAGGAAGCCAAGTTCCGCGAGCGCGTCGGTGGTCAGGAAGTCGTCCGGTTCAAAAAGCAGTTTGATAAGCTGCAAGCCCGTGCTGGCACCGCGTATCGCAAGTCCGGCGTCATTGCCAGCTCAGGCACACCGCTGGAGGTGCTGCGGGACAATGCCAACGAAGCCGAGGAAGAGATTCAAACCATCCGCCTGACCGCAGCGACAGACGCAGGGCGGATGCGCGAGCAAAGCGTCAATCAGCGTTTGGCTGGACAGGTGGCGCTGCTCGAAGGGCGCCAGCAGAAACTCGCCTACGACATCAAGGCACGCAGCGCGCAGTTTGGCGCGCTCACTACGCTTGCCAAGGGCGGGTATCAGATGAGCCAGATCGCATGAAGGTTCCAACCTACACAGCACAGCTTCAACGCCCACGCCAGGGGCAGGGTCAGTTTCTCACCGCGCAGCTCAGTGCGTCGGCTATGGCGGCGCCCGCACGCGCATATGCAGAGAGCGGCGCACAGCTTGCGCAGGCCGGCGCAGAGCTTGCCGCTTTCGGTATGAAGAAGGCGCAGGTCAGTGCCGACAGCGAAGCGAAGAATGCTGCGATCGGAATGCAAGTCGCTATGGCTGAAGCTGAAGCCAAAGCAGCGCAACAGGAAAGCCCACAAAAAGCCGAGCAGACGTTTATTTCAGAGGCGAACAGGATTACCAAACAGTTCGGCTCAAGTATGTCTAATACGCTTGCGCGGCGTGCGTTTTCTGGTGAGGCCGCTCGTATCAACGCCGCGAGTCGCATTCGGTTTATGAAAGCGAATAACGCGCGCGTGGTCGAGGCGCGAAAAGCAAACCTGACAGCCGACAGCGATGCCTCAGTGAAAACAGCGGCAGACTTGTCTTTAGGGTCAAACGCTCGCGGTGACGCTGCGTTAACAGGGCAACTGCTAATTACGGACGCGCTTTCTGACCTTGGTGAAAAAGAGGTGCAGGTGCGACTAGACACCTACTACGAGGATCTGGTGCAGAATACGCTGTCCGCATACATGAACGCACCTAACGCAGATGTGCTGTCAATCGTGGAGCAGTTTCGTCAGGGCAAACTGAACGATGGAATTATACAAGCCGCGACGGCAAACCTAACACCAGAGAAAGTAGACGCCATCGCAATTGCCGCGACTAAACAGGCCAACGCAATGGTCAAGCTGCGGAAGAGCCTGCGCGATCAAAAGGAAGAAGACGCAAACGCCTCAAACAACGCTCTGTACAACTCGATTGTCAATGTTGATCGCAACGATCCAGCAGCCGTCAACGAAGCTAAAGAAAATTTAGCACGTTTGCTGGGGGCTGGTTATTTCACCAAGCCATCGCAGGTGGATGCAGTTCTAAAGAGTTTAGAGTCCGAAGCCGAGGGCGGTGCGTTCCCGAAAAAGTCTGCTGCGACCGACGCGGTTGAATCCGAATTGGAAGAAAAGGAAAGCCTCAATCAGTTGGACTATGAGGAGCTGCTGGCAAACAAAGGCAACGTCACGAAGCAGTGGTACACGGGTATGCTTAACACCTTGGAGCAGGAGCGCGGCGAGGCTGAGACGGACGCCATCAACGAGTTTAAAGACGTTTTTCGGTACACGGAGTTAGCGGACGAAAAATTGCTGGGTACGCCATCGCGCCAGGCATTTATGCAATCACGGCGCGATATTCGTCGTTTTGTCAGAAATAATCCGGGCGTTTCCTATGCAAAGGTTATGGCTGAAGCAACTCGTCTAATCAAGCTGCAGAAGCCGCGGTTTGAAGCCCAGTTTAGAGCCTTTAAGGCAAAGGCATTGAAAGCGGGATACACGCTACTTTCGCCAGTGCTGCGAGGCAGAATACCAAACCCGGCCACGGCCACACTTGAAGAGGTTCAGGCTGCAGTCGCCCGTGAACTTGCGCGAGGTAGCACTGATCCTTTGTTGACTGGCTTCAATACGACGCTGAACAAAGCATTTGAGCTGCGGATATTCGATTGATGACTCAGATTGATAACACCATTGACGACTACGAAACCGCAGCGTCTATCCGCGCAACGGATTTTTCGCAGCTTGGAATAGACGACTTTGCCAACGTCGAGATCGACAACGAGGGCAACGCATACGGCATCGTCATGGATGTCCCGATCAAGATCAACGACCAGCCAAAAGAGCAGGAGGGTGGCCCCGGTCGTGACGTGGGCCGTGCAATGACCCGCGGCACAATGGGCGCAAGTAAGGCGCTCGGCGATACGCTGCCGCTGCTTGGCACGCCGGTAGACCTGGTTAACGAGGGACTGCGTGAGGTGGGTGAACTTATCGGGGTGGACCTGGCATCTGACAAACCGTTCCTTGGCAGCGAAATGATACGCGACGGGGTTTCGGCTGTGGTGGAGTTCGGCAACGACCTTGTGCCGAAAGGGGCAAACGAGGCGTTCGCTGAATATGTAAACGAGCCGCCCAACAGCAAAATCCTGCAGAGCATTGTCGAAGAGATAACCAAGTTCGGCGTGAATGCAGTAACCCCCGCATTGTATCTGCGCGCGTTCAGCGTTATGTCGCCGTTTGCGCGTAGTATTGCCTGGGGCGGCATCGCGGACTTCATTAACGCACAACCCGACAATGACGGCGCGATTTCGGCTGTTACGAAAATGTTGTCGGGCGCCACGCCCGAAGAACGCGGCGCGTTTGCGAACGCGATTATGCTTGTCGTTGAAAAGCAGGAAAGCGACCCAGAAATTATCAGCAAAGCGCGTGAGGCGCTTGACGGCATGGTAATTGGCGGGGCGATTGAAAAACTTATTGAGGGCGCGGTTCTCGGTGTTAAGTACGCCAAGAACGTCAACACCGACGACCTGCGCGAGCGCATTGTGCAGGCTGGCGCGCGTGCGGACGAACGGCTTGGCAGCGTTATGCGCGGCGAGACGTTATCGGCAAACCCGATCGGTGCTGCCGGTGACATGGCATTGTCGGCTGCTGGTAAGGTGGCGAAGCGGCTTACCCGTGATGATCCCGGTACGGATGAGCCTTTTAGTTCAAAATTAGCAGGCTCCCTTGGTGGGCTGGGAACACCGCGAGGCGGTCGCCAAATAAAACACTTTCGTGAGGCCGCAAAAGACCAAGGGTATAATTTGTCTGATGAAGAAATTACAGCGCTACGCGACGACACTTTAGAAATTCATGAACTCCGAAAAAATCGGTTTGACCAAAGACGCAGCACTGACCCTTTGTTGCGAGCAAATATAGATATGCAGCGCAGACTAGATAGTTTTAAAACAGATAAACGAGTAAAAACTGACAGTACGGCTATTGATGAATTAGTTAATAAAAAACTGTGGCGCAAAGATTTTGCTGAAAAAGTGAAGAAAGACATAAAATACAGCAAATTTAGCAAGGCAGCGACAAGGGCCAACCTAGAAGCAATCCCCAGACTTTTAAAAAAGGAAGGGTGGACCTTGCGCTATTCTTCCAAAAACAGGGGCCGGGCATCTAGTCGATATATTGTGTCACCAGATGAAAAGTTTGAGATTCGCGTCTCAGATCACAATCTGCCGCCAACGCCAGAGCGAGAGTATAATCAGGCCACGTTCGGCACCAGGTATTCGGATGAGTTGATTGTCGACGACTCAATTGAAGGGCCAGAAGAATATATTGATCAAATCAAAAACGCTTACAAAGAATTTTTGAGTGAGCAATAGACGCGGGCAGCGTCCGCTCGGGTATCCAGTGCGTGCACTTTCGTTTACCAAGTAGACAATCCAACAAGGCGCACCTTGAAGGGCATGAATACAACGCCAAGGACAGCTAACCCGCTGATTTAAATTGAGCGGTTTGAGTACCGATGTCAACCCGCTTGGAAGCGGGTTTTTTAATTAGGAACACGCATGGCTATATCTGAACAGGCGGCTGAAGCCTCACGCCGCGGCGGCACCCTATTGCCTGATGATGAGAATATACAAGTTGCGGGCAAGGGCGACGTTATCGTTGAGCTATTCAAGATGCTTGGCGTGGCACCGCGACGGGCAGATAAGGGTGTGCCGACATCGGTCGAGGAAGGCACTGCGCTGCCAAAGCGTGAGCTAGGCGAGCCTGATCCGTACAAGCAGCGACAGGAAGAACTTGCGCCGCAGCTATTATCGCCAGAGGGCCAACAGCGATTTGATGAGGCTGGTGGAGTTGCCAGGGACGCGATTGAGCCACCGCCGACGACAGAGGCATTGGAAGCTCTCGGTGCTGACCCAGCCGCTGACGTAGTTACTGACGCCCAAGCGGCATTGCGGCCTGGCGCCGGTGAAGCCGGCGCGGCTGATAGCATGGACGCCGCTGGCGTTGTCCGAGCCACAGAGCCAGAGCGGGTTAGCAGTTTCGTGCGGAGCGGCGGTGACGGGCTGGACTTCAATTTCGATGGTTTGCAAACCGGCGATGACGTCAAGAACCTGTTCAACGAGGTTAGCGAGATTTACGCCGACCCGACCGAGGCGGCAAAGCGCGGCGTCATCAGCCGCGGCGAGACGCTGGAGCAGGCTGAGGGTCTGCTTGCAGACGAGATGGGCTTTACGCGCCAGCTCTTGAAACGCAAGACCGGCGAGCTGCTCAACGCAGAGCAGGCAACAGCGGCGCGCATTCTGCTCGTACGATCGGGCGAACGCCTGACCGACCTGGCGAGAGCGGTACGCGACGGCGCTGACGATTCAGCCACTCTGCTAAAGTTTCGGAAACAGATGGCAATCCACGCCGGCATACAGATGCAGGTCAAGGGTATGCAGACGGAAATCGCGCGCGCATTGTCTGCCTTCAATATACCTGCCAGCGCACGCACCGCAGAGGCGCAGGCGCAGGCAGCAGCAGAAATGTTGCGGTCAACAGGCGGGGCAAGGGAAGCGAAGAAGCTGGCCGCTGGCCTGTTACGCGCAGAAGCCGAGGGCGGCTCGGCTGCGGTCCACGGTTACGCTTTTCGCGGTTTCTTGAGCAAGGCCAACGGCGTGTTTCAGGAAGTGTACGTCAATGGCCTGTTGAGCTGGACTTACACCCACGTCAAGAACTTCTTCGCCACGCCTGTGTTCATGGCGTACCAGACAGCCGAGGAAGTGCTGGCCGGTATAGTGGGCGGCGTCGAACGCGGCGTTGGTAAGGCAGTAGGTGCTGGTCCCAAGGGCTACGGTCGCGCTGGCTTTGGTAGCACTGCGGACGGCGTGTATGCCGGCCAAGCTGTTGCGCGTATCTACGGCTTTAGCCGATCTCTCAAAGATTCGCTGATTATTGCAGGCCAGACATTCAAGTACGAACAGGGTGCCGACGCTCTTACGAAAATTGAAGGTGGGGAGCTGAAGGCGATCAGCTCTGAAGCGCTTAATCTAAGTGGTATGGCGGGACGCTTCGCTGACGCTGTCGGCAAGATTATCCGCATACCAGGTCGAGCATTGATGGCCGCAGACGACCTTTGGCGCGTATTCAGTCAGCGGGGCGAGCTGTATTCTGAAGCGTACCATTCGGCAATGTCTGCCAAGGCGCTGGGCAAGACTGACAAAGAAGCCGTTGATAACGCGGCGATGGTCATCTTGGACCCACGCTCCTACGCTAACCAGCTTGACGAGGCCGCGCGCTATAACACGTTGACTAACGACATGGGCGTGTTCGGTGACGTTGCCAACATGATTCAGAAAGTTCCGTTTTTTGGCCGCGTCCTGTTACCGTTTGCCAAAGCACCGACGAACGCAATCCTGCGTGCGATGGAACGTATGGGCGTGTCGGGCGGTTACTTCCGCGATCCAGTTGCCAGGCAGAAAGCAATCGCACGCGCAGGCATGGGCTACGGCGTTATGTACGCTTTTGCAGAATACGCTTCGTCGGGACGGGTCACAGGCGCGATGCCGAAGGATGAGCGGCAGCGCAATATGCTCCCGCCAGGCTGGCGTCCGTATTCGCTGGTGTTCAAGGGAGATGACTGGCCGAAGGACGCCGAAGGCGATGACTTCCCGTTGTTTGATCCGCGCACCGGCGTGCCGAATGGCGCTCTGACCTATGTAAGCTATGCCGGCCTTGAGCCGATCGGTGCTGTACTGGGTATCGCTGCAACCACGGTGGAGCGTATGCGCCGTTCCAACGACCCCGAGGCGCGCAACGCTTTGGCAACCAACGCCATTGCTGCAGCCGCCACATACTTTACTGAAATGCCGATGGTTCAGACAGTCGGCGAAATCGTAAAATCGTTTGAAAAAGGCGACATCAGTCTGATTGCTGAAGGACCGCTGAAGTCGTTTATGCCGTACTCGGCGGCGGTGCGAGCTGGTGAGCGCGCAGTAGATCCGACGCAGCGCAGAGCCAGCGGCGACGTGAATTACTATACGATCGAAGACGTGCAGGGCATGAAACCCGGCCCTGACGGCAACCCGCAATACGAACTGGTTGGCATGGTGAAGGGTGGCCTGGGCGGCAGCTTCACTGATGCGATGGCGAAGTGGGACTCCATGCTGAACGATCGCGTCATCATGGGCGGCGCCAGCGATGAGACGTCTGCAATTCAGTACGACGTGTTCGGCGAAGCGCGCGAGATGGGTGTGCGGTTCGACGTCAATCCAGTGCAGGCTGCGTACAATCTGATCATCCCCTTTAACATCCGCAAAGGCCAGGCGCCTAACGCATTGCAACGCCTGCAGATCACTCTCAATGGGCCGTTACGTACTGCGAAGGAAAAGGCGGACGGTTTCGCTTTTACCGATGCGTTCCAGTCTGAGTGGACGCGGATCGCAAAGAGAACAATCAGCGTGCAAAATCCGGCCACCGGCGAAGCGGAGACATTTACGCAGGCGCTGACCAACCTTGTCAGCTCAGTGGCCTTTAGCGGCATGACTGAAAAAGAACAGCACAACGCTATGCGTGATGTTGAAGATCGGTTCTACGATTCCGGTCTAGAGGTGGTTTTCAATATGCCGCAGTACCAGGACGTCGCGCGTGCTTACCGCGACTTTATTTCCATGAAAGACGTTTACAAAGAGCAAGGGAAAATCAGGCGATGAGTGTATCCTCGACCACCACAAAAGTTTCAGCGTCGGGCGACGGATCGACCGCCGGCTTTAACTACACATTCAAGATTTTTGCCGACAGCGAAATGCAGGTGATCATCCGCTCGTCTACCGGCACAGAAACGACGAAGACGCTGACCACGCATTACACCGTCAGCGGGGCCGGCGCTGATGCTGGTGGCACGGTGACGTTTACCAGCGGCAACATTCCGGCATCTGGTGAGACTGTGGTGCTGCGTCGTAACCTGGCGCTGACGCAGGGGACTGACTACGTCGAGAACGACCCGTTTCCGGCAGAAAGCCACGAAGACGGCCTCGATCGCCTCACTATGATTACCCAGGGGTTGCAGGAGGAGCTGGACCGTTCGTTCAAAATTAGCCGCACGAACACGATTACCAGTGCCGAATTCACCGACGATGCAACCGCGCGCGCCAGCAAATTGCTGGGCTTTGACAGCGACGGCGATCTGGAAAGCACGACTGGCCGCGTGAGTTCGGTAACCGCTTCTGCTGTCTCCGTCGGCGGATCGCCGACCGCTGCATTCACGGTCGCAACAGGCGCGCTTGCGCTTGGTATCCCGACCGGAGCGACAGGGGCGACGGGTGCAACAGGCGACCCCGACAACGTGCTGACGACACGCGGCGATGTGATCAAGCGTGGGGCCAGCGCAAGCGAGCGGCTTGCCATCGGCTCTGCTAATACGGTGCTAACAACAAACGGCACGGACCCGTCATGGTCTACTGTCACCAACGCGATGTTGGCTGGCAGCATCGATTTGACGAGCAAAGTAACCGGCGCACTGCCCGTTGCTAATGGCGGCACTGCGGCAACCTCGCTAACGGCAAACGGCGTTCTCTTTGGAAATGGCACAAGCGCGGTAGGTGCGACGGCTGTTGGGACCAGCTCTCATGTGCTGACCTCCAATGGCAGCGGCAGCGCGCCGACTTTTCAGGCTCCGGCGGGCGGCGGGTTTAACAGTGTGCAAGTGTTTACTAGTTCGGGCACTTGGACAAAACCTTCGGGCATAAAAAAAGTGCTTGTGTACGTGACCGGATCGGGCGGCGGTGGCGGCGGGACGCCAAACGATTCAGCACGCGGCGGCGGCGCTGCTGGTGGGACGGCAATCGAGGCCATCGATGTGTCTTCCATTTCCAGCGAGACTGTGACCGTAGGCGCAGCCGGTGCAGCCGGTGCGGCAAACGGCAACGACGGTGGGGCCGGAGCGACTTCGTCTTTTGGATCGCATTGCAGCGCAACCGGCGGTGCTGGTGGCGAAGGAAGCACAGCCCCGGGCAGCGATGTTGCGGCGACCGCAGGAGGCACCGGTAGCGGCGGCGATATCAATTTGAAGGGCGGCGACGCTTATTACTATGCCCGAGCCGGGGCGAGCAACGGCTCATACAATGCCGAAGGCGCGACACGGGGTGGAGCTAGTTTCTGGGGTCCGGGCGGCGTCGGCCAGTATCGAGGCAGTTCTGTCGGCGGTCCGACAACCGGCACGTACGGCGCCGGGGGCGGCGGCTCAGCGACCGCAGCGTTGGGCGGTGGATATGCTGGAGCGGCGGGCGGTGCCGGGATCGTCGTGGTTTTTGAATACAAGTAGAGGCTGATATGAAAAAAGCATTAACAGACGGCACACGCATTTGCGAAATCGTGAACGACGGCGATGAATTTGAGGTGCACGAATCGCTGGTGTGGGTCGATGTCGCAGATGACACCACCACAAAGGACACTTGGGTCGATGACGCGGTCGTAAAATTTACGCTGCCGACGCCGACGATGATCGACCTGCGGTCGAAGCGTGACGCGCTGCTGTTGAAGTCTGATTGGACGCAAGCCGCCGACGCGCCGGTCGATGCGGCAGCATGGGCAACTTACCGTCAGCAGTTGCGTGATCTTCCCGCAAACACGGCTGACCCGGCTGACGTGAACTGGCCGACGCCGCCGGCATGATCAGGCGATCATGCTTTACGTTTATTTATGCCGCCTTACTGGCGGCTTTTTTTATGCCCAGCGCGCACGGACACGACCTTCCCTGTTTCACCAAAGAGCAAGGCGAGTTGCTGCAACCGCGCGACACATTACGCGGCTACGGGCTGACCGAGCAGGGGCTGATCAAGCTGTCGGTGACGTTAAGCGGCGCGTTCGTGATCACGTTTAGCCCGCCAAAAAACGACGGCATGGTCTGCCTGGTGTGGATGGGCGAGGGCTGGAAGTTTGTAAGACCAACGGGCGAGGAAGCTAAATATGAACGCTGACACAAAAATCGCGGTTGACACCGCCGCAGTCGGTGCTGGGTTTGGGAGTTGGTTAAGCTGGCTGCCTGATGTCGCCGCGCTTTTCAGCGTGATCTGGCTCGCGCTGCGCATTTGGGAGATGGACACGGTTAAACGGCTCACCGGACGCAGCTAAATGTTTGACGACCCGCGTATGCTTATCAGTTTGGGCACGACTGTTGCCACGCTGGCCGGTGCCTTTGCCGTCGTTCGCTTTGAAGTGAAGAATATCACCTCAGTGCTGCGTGACCTAGAATCTCGTTTGCGCGACATGGATAAAATTTCCGACTCGCAGGAAGTCGCCATCCAAAACCTTACACAGAGGGCAGACGTGACCAGTTCGATGCTTGCGCCAAAAGAGAGAGAACAAAGGGCGCGGGAAGTTGCGACGATTGCCAGCGAACTGAGGACAGCAATCCGCGATCTGGAAGTTTTGAAACGAATGCACAACGGAGAACACAAGTAATGGAATATTTGCTCTCAACATTCGGCGGAAAGCTGTGCTGCATTTTTGCATCAGGCGCCGGTGGTTTGGCAAACGTGCTAACGCAAAAAAAATGGAACCTGTCGGCCATAAAAGACATCGTGATTGCGGTGGTCGTGGGCTGGATATGTGCGGAATTTTTCATCCCCGCGGCAATGGCGCATTTTCAGTTTGGGCCGGAGGCCGCCATCGCTCTGGCGTTTATTATTGGGTACTGCGGCATCAGGCTGCTGCCCAAAATCGAAGACGCGTTGATGAGCCGCATTAAATGATCGGCCTGATATCAGCCGTGCTGCCGGCAGTAACTGACATCGTCGGCAGGTTTCTGCCGGAAGATAAGGAGGAGCGGGCGAAGGCGGAACGCGCGATCAAGGCGCAGCTCACAGAACATCTCGCCAAGGTCGATCTCGCGCAGATTGACGTGAACAAGGAAGAGGCGAAGGGCAACTGGTTTCAGTCGTCCTGGCGCCCGCTCACCGGGTGGACGTGCGCGGCATCGCTTGCATGGACGTATCTGCTCCAGCCGATGGCGTCGTTCGTGCTGGCGCAGACCGGCCATCTGGTCGATCTGCCGGCGCTTGATATGTCGCAGATGATGCCGATCCTGCTGGGCATGTTGGGACTTGGCGGGCTGCGAAGCTGGGAGCGTACCAAGGGGGTCAGTAAGTGATCTCCGGTAACCTGATCAACAGCATCAAAACCGGCGAAGGCTTCAGCGCGACCGCGTACCACTGCCCCACCGGCAGGCTAACGATCGGATTTGGCAGGTGCGTGGACCCCGACGAACCCGGCACGGGTATCACCGAAGCGGAAGCCGAAATGCTGCTCTCAAATGATCTAGCGCGTTTTGAGGCAGCCGCGCAACGCGTGGCCGGCGAGGCTACATGGTCGCTGCTGAACCAGACACGTCGCGAGGCGCTGATCGAGATGTGCTTCAATATGGGCGCTGGCAACCTAGCTAAGTTTCGGCGGATGCTTGCCGCGTTGAGTGAAGAGGATTACGCGGGCGCCGCCGACGAGGCACTGTCGTCCCGATGGGCAGAGCAGGTTGGCAAGCGCGCTGACCGTATCGCTGGCCGCATTAGGTCAGGGGTTTACTCTGCCTGACTTCCGGCAACAGCAGGGGCAGATCTGCGAGACTATCCTGACCGAGTGGCTACTGCGGCAGGGATATTATGTGTGTCGCCCCCTCGCCGGCCAGGGGCCGGTCGATTGTGTCGCCTACAACGACGACGGTGAAATCCTGCTGCTGGACGCCAAGCAGGAAGCGCGTCGCGTAAACCCTGGCCGAAAAAATCCTGCGCGCATTCATCGTCCGCTGACGGCCCTGCAAAAATCGCTGGGAGTTCGTGTCGCGTACATCGATCTCGACACCCGCGACGTTCATGTCGTGCCGCCGATCGACAATTCATAACGCCGTGGCCGACCCACTGAGTGTGGACCGGCGCTGCCAAAATATGTCTGCAAATTATTCCCTTGTCAGTTTCGAAAATCCCCTGTAAGAAAATCTTTGTCTTTTGATCGAATGGTTTAAACGCTAAACCTTTGATATTAAACGAGGCTTTGCGCGACCTCCCACGGATTTGTAATCAGGGGGTCAGGGGTTCGAATCCTCTAGCCGGCACCATTTAATATCAAGCACTTAGCGGTGTTTTTAGAACCCCTCGATCTTAGGATCGGGGGGTTTTTCGCATTCAACTGCCAAAAATTTTCCCCCGAAATTAATCAGAAGGTCATTTTGTTATCTTTTGGCCTTGTAACGTCATAATATGTTACTATTTGTAATGACGAAGGGTGACCCGCTGATGGGGCATCCGCAGATCAGGAGAGAGAGATGGACGACATTACCGAAATTGCAATCTGCGTCACCGGCGACACATGGGAAGTCGTCGCCACCCGCGACGGGTTCGCCGAGAGCGACGAGCCGATCTGGTGCGAGAACAAAGCCGAAGCACTCAAAGAGGCGCGGGTGCTTTTCAACAAGACACCAAGCGCCAAGCGTTTGATCGCGGAGAGCAAGCGCGACTTCTGCTTCCACACAATCCGCGAACGCTGATTCAACGCCGGGGCCTAGGCCCCGGCATCAACTAAGGAGAGAGAGTTATGCCACGGATGAACCCCGAAGTGACTGGTTTTTTCAATGAATGCGTTGCCGACTTAGAAATGCCTGAAGGTTGGGAAGACATCAGCTACGGAAACGACGCTTGCCCAAGCTGGTCTGTTAATGGATGGCAAATCTTCATTGACCACCCCGACCCCAAACAGCGCGAAACCGGCCCAGACGAAATCCGCTTTACCGTGCAATTAGAGGAGAATTACGGAGATGGTCAGCTGCCGGATTTGCAGACAAATGAATGGACTTCGGTCTTGGCGTTTGTTGCTGTCGCAAAACGAGGAGACAGCAAATGAATTTCGACATCATCGACTCCCGCCCCACCCGCCGCGACACGGCGGTCATCGCACTGCGCCGCGACCATCAATCGCCGCGCTGGCCGTTTGCAACGTCCTACCTGCGCGACGACGGGCATGAGCTATGGACTTCACTGCACGACAACTTTGATGAAGCAGTTGACCATTACCGCGAGCGGTGCCGTCAGCACCGCTGCCGATAGGAGAGAGAGCATGAGGAAGAAAAACGACAACATCACCAAGAAGGGCAACGACTACGTCCTTGACCTGCGGCAGATCGGCGGTGGCCGCGAGATTTTTGACACGCTGGAACAGGCGCAAGATGTCCGCGACCAAGCCTTCGCTGACGACCAGAACGAGGAATATATCGCGCGCACGACTAACCCGATCACGCAAGAAGTGGCGGCAGAATTTATCAATAACGTGCGCGCGAAAAAAGATGCCAACGAGGAGAAGACACAAACCCATCGCCGCAACATCCAGTTCATTTTTAATAACACGCCCGGCTTGCGGAAGCGCAAGATCATGGACGTCACCACCGCCTACATCGAAGCCGAAATCATTCCCGTTATTTTTCGGCAAGCGCATAGCACCGGCCTCAATCGGTTTGACACGCTTCGCCAGTTGCTCAAGTTCGCGGTCAAAAACAATTTCACGCGCGCGAACCCATGCTCAAATGTGGATTTGCCTAAAAAGGAAATCAAATTTGAGGGCGCGCCACGCATCAGCAACGCCGACATTCAAAGCATTATCGACAACGCGGGCGAGTACGCTTTGCGGATCAAGTTCGCCGCCTACACCGGCGCGCGTGTCGGTGAGGAAATAGCGACGGGCTGGGATAATTTGGATTTGGACGGCTCCGCCTATCATGTCAGGAACTCTGCCCGCCACGGACAAAGCTGCTCAGTCAAAACAAAGGCTGGCATCCGCACGATCCTGCTACCGGATCACCTCGTTGCGGATTTGCGCGAGTGGAAGATCGCGCAGCCGCTCAAGCAGAGGCACAAGGGGCTGGTTTTCCCCTCTTCCGAAGGCAATTTGGCTGGCGCTGGCAACTGGCGGAAGCGCGGCCTTCATCCAGCTTGTGACCGCGCTGGGATACCGCGCATCCGGTGGCACGACTTGCGTCACTACTACGCGAGTGTTTTACTTTTCGAAACAAACCTGACCGACGCGCAGATCACGCAGTTCCTCGGACACACGTCGATTGATTTTACGCGGAAGCAATACGCACATTGGCGGTCTGATCCCCGGCGCGACGAGGCGCTGGCGAAGATGATGTCCAAAGCGTTTAGATAGGGAGAGAGAAAATGAAAACGAAAATAACGCTCGCCACCGTCGACGGAAAAATCGGAGAACCTCGGAGCGCGCCTGTCGCACCAATAGGCGGGGCAAAATTCGAAAGCTACTCACTCAAAGAACATCTGAGCACGGAAGAATTCGGGCCGAATTGGGACGCTTTTTTTGGCCGGAACGACCGCAGCAAGCAGCTGCAAAAAAACCCCCGCCGGGCGCAGCGGCAGCGCGGAAAAATTCTGGAGGCGCAAAATTTCCGAAGATTTCAAGGTGCGTTTTTGAAAGGAAGGTTGCATGCGATCACGATGGCGCAAGACCCTGCCACTGGTCTGCGGTGGTGGTTCTCGAACAGTGACCGGATCACGCTGCATCATCTGATTATGAGCAATTATTATTTGTATGACCTGCCCACTCCAGAGGACGAGATCGTGACGGTCGTGCGCAGCACGAGCCGCACTGTCCGCGAACTGCTCCGGACGGCTGTGCAAATCGGCTCACTCGACCCCGAGCCTATGGCCGAGGACAAAAGGCGGAAGTGCTACTACCCGACTAGGGCGTTGGTATCCGACACAGATAATTTTTTTGGTTGCGTTGAAGAGGGCCGAGAGGGCGTGTTTGCTTTACTAAATAAAATGATCATCGAGTTATTCGGTGAGGAGCGTTATTCCCTCGCAAATTACGCGGAAGATTTCGCCGAGTTCCACAAACTTATCGCGCAGCTCATGGAAAAAGCAGAAAAGTCAAGCTAAGTTAGCGGAAAGATTTGCCGGAAAAAATTTCCGCCTTCTCTTGTTTGTTTCTCCCTCTCCCCGTGGTTCTATCATCAGCAGGAGAGGGAGATTTTTTATGCTTTTGATAAACGTCCACCAACAAGACGATTGCTGCGACGTCACGATCGACGACGGCGCCGACGGCATTCTTGCATTTGAATTTGCCACAAAAAACGACGCGATGGCTTTCGCCGATCGCGCCGCTGATCTGTTTAATTCGGTCGGCCCGGTTCAGATAACCAAGCCCTTAACCTTATCGCCGGCTGCTCGCAGCGATAGCGTGAGCGAGGAGCTTTCGCTGGGTTGCTAGGCTCAACTTGCCGCCCTCGCGCACCGCGCGGGGGTCGTCTTCAAACTGCCCACCAAAATCAACGTCAGGCAATTTCAGCCGCGCCGCCTTTTCAGCCGGGGCGGCTATCATTTTTGAATGGCGAAACCGCCAAGCGTCATCAAGATCGTTGGCCATTATTTGGCCCTCGGACAGGCATCGCCCACCTCAAATGGCAGCTTTCGCGGCGAACGCTTAGCGCGCATTGAGTTCCAAGCCGTCAAAATAGCGCCTACGCCGTCATAGTTTCGAATTGAGTGGCCCTCTGATACCCGTTTCCGAAAAAATTTAAGCAGGACCAGCGCAGGATCGTTCGGCCCCAAAAAACCTAAACTGCTGCCGACTTTTGAAAAAAACATTTCCGCCTGGGTGGCGTCAATTTTCTGGCAAATGTAAAAGGCGGCGATGACAGCGTTGCGGCCGCAGAGCCTTTCTTCGCGCCATTTTGCGGCAAAACGAAGTCCGTTGTGAATGCCGTCGTAGGTCAGATACTTCGCGTAAAGTTCTTCGTGATTAAGCGCGCCCTTCAACTTCCTTTGCTCGCGCATCGTGTCTGTTTCGTAGCTATAGATAATTCTGGTGGCCGCGGCCATATCGTTGGCAGACTTAACGCCGTGAATTTTGAAGACGTCGCCTGGGGACCGCGCAGTGCCAACGTCAATGTATGACCACGAATCGTCTGCTACGCCGAAAGTGACGTTGGTAACAAATGGAACACCAGCCGCAACGCAACCGCGCAGCCGATGCTGACCATCGAGCAGGCGCGTGTTCGAGAAAATGATTGGCTCGCCGGTGTAGTGCCAATTGCCGTTTGCCATATCCCGCCGAATGCGTTCGACCAATGCCTGTTTAAGTCCACGGTTATTCTTGTTCCACGCAAGCATCGTCTCTGCCTGCGCCGGGGTGATCCGCCATTCATCGACAGTGAACGACGTCGGCGCGTCGATACACTCAAGAAGTCGAGTGTCAAAATCATGGGCGGAGTGAAATGTGTCGGCTCGCGACGGGGTGGTTGTTTCGTAATGCTGTAGCATATCTTCTCTCTCCCGGTTTTAATGCAGCGGAGCGCGCTGCGCGCTATTTAGAATTTTCTGTGGTGTTTTCGATCATCACGTCCAAAAACCAGCGCGCCTTGCGCAGGTCTTCGACACCGTTTTTGTGTGCGTGTCGCCAGACGTACTTGATAACGGTGCCGGTGCCGTAGGCATCAAACCCCTTCAGTTCCTTGATGGCCGACTTGATTGCGTCAATGCACTCGATGTCGCCCTGCGCGTAGTGGGCAGGGCGGTTAACCAAATCGTAGCTTTTGTCGCTGATGCACTCGCACTGCACGATCATGCCGTTGGACGTGCGATAGAAATGGTCGCCGTGGCACTTTTCGCACTCACTCATCGCGCTCGCCTGCAAGGCGCCGTATTTCGGACGTCGGCACCCAGCGGTCACCGACCATTTTGATCTCGCCCGACGCCGCCAGGTCTTCAAGTTGGCGATAGCGGTAGCTGCTGGCTGCACCAAAGAGGCGCAGACACGCGTCTTTCTTGCTCAACAGAACGGCGCTCATATAAAGCACCGATCAATCGACGCGCAGGTCATAATTAAAGTGAGATAGGTTGCGGCGAGTACGCCTGTCAGGACGACAAGTTCTGTAAAAAATCTGAGCATTTTCCCTCTCCAAAAAAAACGAGAGGGAAGCGTAATCTATGACATTACGGTTTGTCTATAAAAAATTACACTATTGTCGTTCCGCACACCGTATGGACAGAAACAAGCGTATCACGGGGAATCGTTATCGTTTTGTCGGGATTGTATTGGCGTAGTGTAATGACAGTGTCATCCGCCGACACATATTCTTTGACGATGGCCCTGCGGCCCGTGCCGTCCTCAAGCTGGACGACGACATCGTCGCCTCGGCGCGCTGGCTTGCCCGGTCGGCAGTAAACGATCTCACCTTCACGGAAACGCGGCTCCATCGACGTGCCGATCACGAACACGGCGTAGCCAGCCGCGCTGCTCATCATCGCAGGGTGGCGGTCGATGTACTCGACCGGGCTGCTGACGTCGGTGACGTCGGCGCCTATGCCGGCGGCGGCATTGCCATACAGAGGTATCTGATTGTCGCCGGCCTCACGCGGTGGTGGTCCGCCGTTCATATCAAAGCCCATCACCTCGTTGGCCGTGCAACCAAGCGCCTCGGCGATCTTCTCCGCCAGGGCAGGGCGCGGTTCGCGTTCGCCGCGTGTATAGACGCGCAGCGTTGCCGCCTTCATGTGGATTCGTTTTGCGAGTTCGGGAATTTTTATCCCTGCCCGCGCGGCCAGTTCCGCTATGCGATTGTTGACCATTTGTCTCACCTTTTATTTTTTCATGCTACATTTTATTACCATTCTCACGTAGCATAACTTTTATATTGTCAGACTTTGTTACTTAATGATACCTCTTTTCTGACGTTACGAAACGTAATGGAAAAGAGATAAAATGTTACTCCGGGATTACCTTCTCGAAAACGACCTGACCTATACCGCGGCCGCCGAGTTGTTCGAGTGCAGCCGGCCCGCAGTCTACTACTACGCCATTGGGCGGATGCGCCCTGGCGCACGGATTACCGCCAACATCATGCGCCAGACCGGCGGCGAGGTCACGGCTGACGACCACCAGTTTGCCTATATGCAGGCGCAGCAATGAGCGCGCGGAACAAACAGCGCGGCTACGAGTTAGAGCGCGAGGTCGTGCTGGCTGCCGAAGCTGCCGGGCTGGAAGCGAAACGCATCTTCGGTTCAGGCGCATTCAAACAGCAGCTTGGCGAAGAGTTTGCCGGCGACGTGGTCGTGGAAGGGCTGCGCATCGAATGCAAGCGCCGCAAGAACGGCTTCAAAATAATTATGGACGCCTTTGATCAGGACGACGCCGACATCGTGGTTGTGCGCGCTGATCGATCGCCGCGCCTGTGGGTGCTGCGCGAGGCCGTCGTCTTGGAATTGTTGAAGAGAGAGAAAGGAAAATCTGATGACTCTTAACATAACGAGCGGAACGGCAATGGCGCCGCCCCGCATTCTGATCTACGGCCCGCCGGGCGTAGGCAAGACGACGTTCGCAGCCGGTAGCGGCAAGCACGCGATCTTCGTGCCGACTGAGGAAGGCGCTGACGTTGTCGGCGTTGACCGCTTTGACCTGTGCGAAAGCACCGGCGCGGTGATGGCTGCGCTGGATCAACTGATCAAAGAGAAGCACGAATACAAGGTCGTCGCGATTGACAGCCTTGATTGGTTTGAGGCGCTGACCTGGGCGACGGTCTGTGAAGAGAACAAGCTCAATTCGATTGAGGACATGGGGTATGGCAAGGGATACGTCGCCGCCTTGTCCCAGCACCGGGCATTGCTTGGCAAGCTGACGCAGTTGCGGCGCGAAAAGGGCATGGCGTGCGTCCTGCTGGCGCATAGCCAAGTCAAGCGGTTTGAAGATCCGACGACCGAAGCCTTCGATCGGTTCGAGATCAAGCTGCACAAGCGCGCATCCGATTTGTACACGGAGTTCTGCGACGTCGTCGGTTTTGCCAACCACAAGATGACGACACGCGAAACGACATCGTCGTTCGGACAGAAGAAGGTCAAGGCCGTTGGGTCTGGCGAGCGCGTCCTGCGCTGTGCATCGCGGCCCAACTTCGTCGCTAAGACCCGATACCAAATCCCCGAAGAACTGCCGCTCGAATGGGCGGCGTTGATGAACGCAATCACACAGAAGGATGAGAAGAATGGTTGAGCTTAATTTTGAGGTTGAGGCGGTCGAGCCGTCTTCGTTTGGTCCGCTGCCGGCGGGTGAGTACGACGGCGAGATCGTCGGCTGCGACATCAAGGAAACGCGGAGCGGCACGAATATGCTGTCTCTCGAAATTCAGACCGACAAGGGGAAGGTCTGGGACAATCTGAACCTATGGCACACCAACCCGAAGGCGGTTGAGATTGCCAAGGAACGGTTGAGCGCGATCGGTACTGCGCTGGGCATGACCAAGATCGATGACACTGATCAGTTACTAGCGCGCCGAGTGCGTGTGCGCGTTGGCATCCAAGAGCGCAACCCCAACTACAACGAAGTTCTCGGCTATGTGGCGACGACCGATTCCCCGTCGCCCGCTGCGGCTGTCTCCCCCGCAGCACCCGCTCCAGCCCCTGCCCCGGCGTCCGCGCCGTGGGCCAGCTGAAGCGGTTCAACTGGCGGGCGCTTCGGCGCCCGCCCTTTTTCGGGAGAAGACATGGTTGCGATTGAAATAAACGAGGGCGACGGGCTGCTTGCAGCCGCTGACGCGGAGATGGAGCGGCGTGAGACAGCGAAGCCGCCGAGACTGCATCTCGGCATGAGCGGCGGCGGATATTGTCCAAGGCGGCAATGGTACGGCTGGTTGTGGGCCGCGCCGCGCAGCATACCAGCGCGCGGATTGTGCGCGATCGATGACGGTAATCGTGGCGAAGATGTGATTGCAGCGCGGCTGCAAGCGGCGCCTGACGCATCGCTGCTGACCCGCGACCCGGAAACAGGCCGGCAGTTTGAAGTTGTTGATGCGGGCGGGCATGTGGCGGGCCACATGGACGGCGTCGTTTACGGCCATCCGGCGGCACCAAAGACGCCGCACGTTTGGGAATGCAAGGTCGTCAATCAGCGCAAGTTTGACGCCTTCCGCAAGCTCAAAGCGAAGGATGGCGAGAAGGCCACGTTGCGGCAGTGGGACTTTGTCTACTGGGTGCAGGCCCAGCTTTACATGCTGCACGGCGGCTACAAGCGGCACTGGACGACGGTTGCGTCCGCAGGGTGCCGCGACTGGGACAGTTGCCGCACCGAGTTCGTCCGCGATGAGGCCGAGTATCTCGCCGAGCGTATGCGGTCGATGGTCGAGAATGTCGGCGAGCTACCGGAGCGCGTGGCGGAAACTCCGAAGGCGCCCGACTGCATGTGGTGCGATTACAAGGACATTTGCCACGAAGGCGCGCCAGTGGCGCGGAACTGCCGCACCTGTTCGTTCGCCAAGCCGGTCGATGGGCCGCAATGGCTCTGCACTAAGCACGAAAAATATCTGGACGCGGGCGAGCAGGCGGCGGGCTGCGAAGATTATTCAAAGCGTGAGGCGATGGCGTGATTTGCCCTGATTGTCATGGCGAGGGCGAGGTCGAGCGCGAGCGCGTGGTCGGCGGCTACAGCCACGGCAACCCGTGGCAGGGGTACGACGTCTATTTCGTGGAGTGCGAGCGGTGCGGTGGATGGGGCGAGGTTGAGGATGACGAATGTTGAATGTGATTAGCCTTGGCGCGGGTGTGCAAAGCAGCGTGATGGCGCTGATGGCCGCGCATGGTGAGTTGCCGATGCCCGACTGCGCAATCTTTGCTGATACGCAGTGGGAGCCAGCGGAAGTTTACGCGCATTTGGATTGGCTTGAGGCACAGCTACCGTTTCCTGTCTACCGGGTGACGATGGGCGATTTGCGCGCGGACACGATTGCTGGCGGCTCCCCATCGCTTGGAGACTTTCAGCCTATTCCGTTTTTTACGCTTGAAAATGGCGTTGAGGGGATCGGTCGACGTGAATGCACCAGCCATTACAAAATCAAACCAATCCGATTGAAGATGCGCGAAATGCTGGGCCTAAAAAAAGGCCAGCGCAGTATAGGCGTTGTCGCCCGCACATGGATTGGTATCAGCACCGACGAAGCGATGCGGATGAAACCAGCGCGGGACGCTTGGATTGAAAATGTTTGGCCGCTTATAGACGCTGAAATGTCGCGCCAAGATTGTTTGCGGTGGTTTGAGAAGCGATACCCGCTGCGGCCTCTAGCAAAATCTGCCTGCATTGGTTGTCCGTTTCACAACGCTCGCGAGTGGCGAGACATGAAACTGAACGACCCTTCGTCATTCGTTGATGCCGTGGCTTTTGATAAAGCCATCCGAAAAAGCACGCGCGGTAACAAGCAGCAGTTTGTCCACCGCTCATGCAAGCCGCTCGACGAAGTGGACTTTCGCAACCTGGAAGACATGGGGCAACTCAACTTCTTTAACGAGGAGTGCGAGGGCATGTGTGGGGTGTGACGCACGGCCTGTGCGCGGTGTGCTGGAAACCCGATCGCGGGTTCGGCTGGTCGCCGCGACTTATTGGGGTGAGCCGGCCTGATCGCTGGTTCTGTTCGATGGAACATTTGAAAATTTGGAGAGAGAAGAAGATGGATTGGACGGACGAAGAAAACGAAATGATTTTGGAAGCCGGCAAGTCCGGCGGGCAGTATCTGGACTCGATCGGGATCACTGATCTGCGGGCGCTTGATAAGGGTCAGTGGCTGATGTTTCTGCGGTCGGTGATTGGGCGGTCGGCTGAACTGAACGCTGGCCGGCGTGCGGCTGAGTTAAACGACGATATTCCGTTTTGATTTACGGATCCGTCTGTTCCGGCATTGAAGCCGCATCCGTGGGGTGGGCGCCGCTGGGCTGGTCTGCCGCTTTTGTCTCTGAAATTGACAAGTTTCCGTGCGCCGTGCTGGCGCATCGGTTTCCTGACGTGCCGCTGCACGGCGATTTTACAACCATTGAGGAAAACCAATATGAGCCAATCGACCTTCTGGTCGGAGGAACACCTTGCCAGTCTTTCTCCATCGCAGGACTCCGCGGCGGACTGGATGACGACCGCGGCAACCTGGCACTCGAATATCTTAGATTGGCTCAGAGACTGCGGCCCAAGTGGCTGGTCTGGGAGAACGTCCCCGGCGTCCTGTCGTCAGGACAAGGACGGGACTTTGGTTCCATACTCGGAGGGCTGGCAGAACTCGGGTATGGGTTCGCCTACCGAGTTCTTGACGCTCAGTACGTCCGAGTGGACGGCTTTGCCAGAGCAGTTCCCCAGCGACGACGGCGTGTGTTCGTTGTCGGATATATTGGAGACTGGAGGCGTGCCGCAGCGGTACTTTTTGAGCGCGAAAGCCTGTCAGGGCATATTGCGCCGCGCCGCGAAGCGCGGCAAAGAATTGCCGACAGCCTTACGGTCGGCGCTAACCAATGTAGCGGGTTCCCCGGCGACATAACGCACGATGTTTCTCCGGCTCTTGTTAGTAGTGGCCGGGGGGTGGAGCGCACCGGCGAGACGCGCGGGCAAGATGCGGTGGTAGCTGTTGCGGCGTCGTTTGGCGCCAGCCCGTCCAACGCACAAAGTCCAAATGAAGATGCCACGCTTGTACCCAGTTGGCCTGCCGAAGTCTCGCCAACGGTAAATACAAAGTATGGCGACAAAATGGGGCTTGAAGACCAGCACGCGCTGAACGGTGCCGGCATGTTCGTGCCTGACGTTAATGCTAATAAGATCATCTGCGCGAGCGATGGGCAATGGAACGCGACGTTTAGCGAGAACGTCGCGCCGACGCTAAATACGGTGCATGAGCAGCCATATATGGCGGTCACTCACGCCCTGCGCGCGGAAGGCTTTGATGCCAGTGAGGACGGCACGGGGCGCGGCACGCCCTTGGTGCCTGACACAGCGCCGACGCTGGTATCAGAGGGTGACGCGCACACCGGGTTTCGTGATGAGCATGGGCTGGTGCCGACAGCTTACAGCATCATGCCGATGAACAGCGGCAAGGACTACAAGGCACGCGAGACTGACGTGTCGCAGCCGCTCATGGCGGGTGGGCCGGTGGGCGGCAACCAGGGCGGCGATTATGTGGCCGACCCGATTGCTTGGACTGAAGAATTAACAGCGTCGGAAAATGTCGCTGGCACTGTACAGCGTGGCGGTGGTGGCGGAAGGCACGACGGTGTGATGCAGCCAGATATGTCTGTGCGCCGCCTCACGCCGACCGAATGCGAACGCCTGCAGGGCTTTCCTGATAACTGGACGCGGATACCGTATCGCGGCAAGGACGCTGACGCCTGCCCTGATGGTCCCCGGTACAAGGCGCTGGGCAATTCGATGGCGGTCAATGTGATGCGCTGGATCGGACAGCGGATTGATGCCGTGGAGAAGCTGTAGTGGTCGCGATACCTGAGATAATTATACGCCCGCAGGTAAGCGGGTTGGAAGCGGTGCGCGACTTTACGGACGCGGCGTCCGCGTTCGGTCTGCGCCTGGCTGGCGTGGCAGTGGCAGATGACCAGATCCACCGGGTCGCGGACGGTGAGGCGCGCGGCAAGAATACGTCGGGCTGGTATGTGCTGTCCGAGTTGGACGGCATCCTGTACGGGTCGTTCGGCTCATGGAAGGCAGGACGTGGTCAGCAAACATGGTGCAGCCGTGAGGCTGGCGCGCTAACCATTGTTGAGAAGCACAACATCCAGCTTGCGCGTGAGCGCCAAGCGGCAGAGATCGAAGCGCGACGCATTGAGGCAGCGGCCCAGGCGGAGCAGGACATCGCTGCGGCAGAGTTCGCGGTCGATCATCCTTACCTGGTAGCCAAGCAGGTCGGATCGCACGGGTTGCTGCTGGATGGCGACAAGCTGCTGATCCCGATTGTCGATGGTTCCGGGCAGGTGATTTCGCACCAGACCATTGGGGCTGACGGCGAGAAGCGGTTTCTGGCCGGCGGACGTAAGAAGGGCGGCTTCTTCATGCTGGGGCGCCCGCAGGGCGTGATCTATGTCGCCGAAGGCTATTCGACCGCGGCGTCTGTATATGAGGCGACAGGTGCGTGTGCAGTGTGCGCGTTTGATGCGGGCAACCTGGCGCCGGTGGTGGAAGGACTGCGGGCCGCGTGGCCGCGCGCTGAGATCGTTGTCGCGGCTGATAACGACGCCAGCGGTGCGGGCATGGACGGTGCGAGGAAGGCGAAGCCGGACTACATCGTCATGCCGGACGAGGTTGGTGCCGATTGGAACGACGTGTGGGTTTCGGAGGGCCGTGAGGCGGTCTTGGAGGGGGTCCAGACTCGCATCGTGCGCGTTATGGCGTCAGGGTTCACCGCTGCCGACATGCGCGGCGTTGAGCCGCGGCGGTGGCTGTATGGCAAGCATCTAATCCGTGGTTATGTGTCGGCTACCGTCTCGCCGGGTGGCGTGGGCAAGACGACGCTCGAACTGACTGAGGCCATTGCATTAGCGACCGGGCGCGACCTGTTAGGCGTTCCAGTGCGGGAGCGGGTTCGTGTGTGGCATTACAACTTGGAAGATCCTCGCGACGAGCTGCTGCGGCGTGCCTGGGCCATATGCGAGCGGTTTGATATTCCGCCTGTGGAGCTTGAAGGCTGGCTGTTCTTGGACAGTGGCCGCGACTGCAAGATGATTGTGGCCGAGCCAACTGACGGCATTGTGGCGCCGACAGTGGCCGCGGAGCAGGTAATTGAACAGATGCAGCGGCTGGACATCGGGCTGCTCCAGGTCGATCCGTTGGTGAAGGCACACTACGCAGAAGAGAATGACAACAAGCAGATCGATGCGGTGCTTGATGTATTTGCTGATGTAGCCAAACGCTGCGGTGCGGCCATTGATCTTGTCCATCACACCCGCAAGCCGCCGTCCGGGTTTGTTGCGACAGCAGGAGATATCAACACTGCGCGAGGCGCCGGCGCTTTGGCCGGTGCCGTGCGATCGGCGCGGACCATTACACCGATGTCAGACAAAGAGGCAGAGGCGTTTGACATCGATCCGCAGCGCAAGGGCTGGTACGTCCGCGTCGATGACGCCAAGGGCAATATGAGCGCACCCAGTAAGGATGCCGTGTGGTTTGAGCGGCATTCGGTTGAGTTAATGCAGGGCGATTATGTTGGCGTTTTAGCGCCCTGGGCGCCGCCTGACCCATTCGAAGGGCTGGGCGTTGATGGTGCGCGGCGTGCTTTGCTGCTGATTGGCGAGGGGTTGGACGACGGCCAACGCTACACCTGGACCCAAAGGTCTGCCTCACGCTGGGCCGGCACAGTGCTGGTGCAAATGGGCATCGCAGATGGCGCAGCAAAAACCATCATTCGAGCGTGGCAACAGTCCGGCGTCCTGTATTCAGATGAGTATAAGAACCCAGTTCGGCGGCGATCTGATGAAGGATTATTCGTTGATTATGACAAGCTGCCGGGGGTGAACAATGGGTGAACATTGGGGTGTTTGTTTTTGGTCTGTTACTGCGCGCTTACTGCGCATTAGCTGCGCAAAAAGTGCGCGCGCAGAAAAATTCCGTACTAGTTTACTGCGCACGCGCACGCCAATGCGCTTGCTGCGCATTTGGCGCGCACTTGGTGCGCAGTAAACGTGGCTAGTACGTTGGCGAAAGGTGCGCAATGATGGGTGAATTTGAAGCCTTGCGGCAGCACGTTGGCGATGTCGATGGGTTGGCTGGTTTGTTCTTTGAAGCCGCTGAGACTGAGCGGAAGATGCCGGGAGTGATGCGGAAGAAGTATCGTGTCGCCTGGCCGACTTATCTGCCTGATCCGGGGCTGGCTTATGGGTATGGAGAGTTTGAGGTGCGACCGAGTCCGGCTGATGCGGGTGAGGTTGATCGCTGGGATGCGGCGTTGCGGCTTACAAGGCTGCTGGAGGCCGATGACGCTCGTTTGGTATGGGCAGTGGCTCATTCGGCAGTGAGGCGGCAGAGAGGGCCGGCATGGCGCCGTGTGGCGGG